CTCCCCTCACCCAATCCTGATAGAATTCGGTCCTCTCGGCCCTACCCAGAATTGCCAATGTCCCCGATCACCGCCACACCCGCCCAACTCTCCCGCCGCTTCTCCGTCGCCCCAATGATGGATTGGATCTAACCCTCCCCCAACGCCCCAGCCAGACTGACCAAACTGCTACAACCTCTTTGCTTTGTAGCAATTTCTGAGCAAGCCCTAACAACTGCCTGACAGGGGCACTGCCGGTACTATGCGCCCTGGTCAAAGCTGTCTGCCGGTTGCGCGGTACCGAATATCGGCTACATAAGCGCTTCGACTTCCTATCGAAATGATGAGAAAGATGATGCAAAAAGGCCATCGGTACCGGCATGAAGTGACCACTTCAGTCCAATACCTACCTTGCACCCAGCTCCTGCAACCACCTCATATTTCGACATTCTTGCCAGAAAGCTAAAATTAGTCTTTAGTGATGGCATATGGCCTACTCTCGCACATGGAGGTTCAGAATGAGTCGGTTAATAATTCTGGTAATGATTCTTTTCTTGCAGAGTTGTACCATCTTCGAACCTCAATTAAAGGCAGTTAAAAATCTTTTCTTCAAGGAGCCCGTCACTTTCCCAAAGTTTGATAATTATCTTAAAGCGCGCAATAAGCCAGAGAAAGACGACAGCATATTAATGACAGCAGCGACTCAAGACTTTTATGACGCAGTTAAGTTTTGTAATGAAAAAATGGAAAATAGTCAGTATTACGGAAGACAAGCGGCTCAAAACAGGTTGGGACTTGGAAGTATAGGTGCGCTAGCTGGTGGAGTAATTGCTCCATCATTGGCTGCTGGTGGAGCAGCCAAATCAGCAATTGCAGGGTGGTCAGGTTTGTCAGGTGTTACTAACTCACTATTGATAGACTTCGATAAAAGCCCATTGAGCCACGAAGCATATTTCCAGGAACGCAGGGAAGTAGCGCGCGAACTAAAAGCCAATATTTTATCCGCAGCTAGAGCGGAAACACCTCAGGCGAAAGTAGATGCAAGCATCACTCTTGCCTCAATGTGTGAGGCCGCTGGTGTCACTGGCGCCGCACAAGAAGCACCTGTAGACACAATAAACTATCCAAAAGCACCAACTGATATTGCGAAGTCGAAGACTGAAGTAGCGAAAGCTGCAGAACTAGCCGCCAAAGAAGCAGATGATGAGTTAAAGCAAGCAATATCAAAGGTCGATGCAGCCAACTTAGCCGCGGCAAATGCTAAGAATGCGGCAGCAGCAGAAGCTGCAGAGCAGGCAAAAGTAGCATTGGATGCCTCAAAGGTGGCAGCGAAGAAGGCAGCCGACGCAGCAAAACTATTACAATAAGTAGTGTCAGTCCTGAGGCAATGCGAGACAACTAGTGTTCAATTAGTAAACCTCGATTGTGCTGGAGTACTTTAGTCGGTATGCCCCAACCCCGAGTATTTGTTAAGGGTTAGCGCATTTCACCATTGCATGCGCAAACACATGCTTGGCATTGAATGGCATAAAATGGTGTACGGTTTGCTCCATTTTTACCTCATCCCAAGAGGCCGATGGCCGGACCTTTCGAAATGGCAAATGTGCAATTTTCGAACCGGCGTCGCTCGCTTTGGACTAGGATCATGCAGAATGATGGACAGATTCAGCCACGCGTCGACTTCAAGGATGAACACCATGCCAGATCCCTCGGATTTCAATATCGCCACGGCAGATGCTCTGACGTTGCTCCTGCATAACCAGCATGCACTCGGTGCGGCAATCGAAGAAATCACCCATTGGATCTCAGGGACTGGAGCAGACACTGTTGCCGATAACGCCGTTGCGTCCTTGGAAACGCTTGATCGAAATGCGCAAGCGATCAGTGACGCGATCATGCGACTTAGGCAGTTTAGTGCACCTCGATAGATAGGACGCCGATTACGTTCAATCGCGCCGGGCATCTTGACCTGGTCTTGGGCCTTAAATGTGTCCACGGAAATCCCTTCAAGGATGGCCCGCCAAGACCTGACCTCGCTCCTCTATTGGAGCAATTGCCGCTACTGATTTTTTGGATAGGGATTCGATCCCCTGCTAGGATCACTAGAGACCGCTTCAGACTTTAAAATACGGGCTGCCAAGCTCAGGCAGCTGGTTCTTTGCGGCCCACTGCGCACTCTGATCTGTCCTAAATTCGCCCTAAACCGCGTCCAGAATCAACCGCCCCCCTCCCCTCCTATCAAGGTCCTCTTTCGGCCATTAGCGGACGTTACCAAGCGACCGCTAGCGTCTAGGAACTGACGACCGATAAGAATGGACTCCGGCCGAAAAGCCGCACTGGAACGTGTTAGTGCGCCATTCTCAATGCCGCACGGGTACTTGTGCATAACGCAAAAAAACCACGTATGTGGTAAACATCTGTTCTTTCGCGCTATAAGACTTATCTATTTTAATCATCCAAGGAGGAATGCATGTCAGACGCACAAGAATATTCCCTACGCCTAAATGGCGAAAAGAAGATCTTCAAGAGTTATGATGAACTTAGCGCTTACTTAGCTTTGCAGGTTAAGCATTGGAAATGGCTCACAAAGTTACCAGACCCATACAGAGATGAAGGAAAGGCAATATTTGAAATTTACTTTTTGAATCCGATTCACGAGGTTGAAACCAGTATCATAAATTCAGAACTGCGAGAAATTAGATTGGGAAGTGAAAGGATGCCGTTCATCTTGTACGATAGTGATGAGGGGTATCTCATCTCAAAAACTAGAGAAGAGTATGGTGACATAACGGCTGCACTGACAACTATTTATTTGAATAGTCACACAAGAAATGCAATTCATCGGGATGGTCGGATTAGTGACTTTGCACAGAATGATCGTTTATCATTTGAGCGGTCGGTAGCCATCCAAATTGCCATTTCGCTTAAAGGATTTTCTTCCATAGGTCTTGATGCCCGATCGTCAGTAATGCGGGAAACTTTAGAGCGTTTTGTTTCTCATGCGGAGTTAGCGACTGATGCGGTAAATAACTATGTTACAGACATTATTGAGTCTACGTCATCCATAAAATCGAACATTGATGATCTCGCAAATTCACTAACTTCAGCTTATTTAAGGCGCCGAAAAAGATATTCAGCTTACATGATTAAAATGCGAGATTCTGCTCGCGCAGCAGTCACTGAGGCTACTGGTACTTTAACCTCCGCAAAAAGTGCTTATCATGATCAAGTAGACTTAGATGCTTCTGTTCAGTATTGGAGTGCCCGTAAGCGCAGTCATTCAACGTTTAAGGTGGTATGGTTTCTGGCCGTCTTATTCAGCATGGTAGTAATGTTTGGTTCTGTGCTGAGTTATTATGGTGCAGGCGGCGCTGTGGGACTGTCTAATTTGTTTCACCAGCAGCGGGTAGAGGATAACGTGCTTGCTCAAAAATTGGCCATGCCATCATCCGTACCCATATCGAACAATTCCATACCTATCTCCTCTGCCTCATCTTCTTCCATTAGTCTATCCACGCTTAACCGCTCTGAACTCACTCTTGCAGTGGCAGATCTCGCAGGTGCTGCTCTCTTGATAACGTTACTAGGAATAATTATAAAAATAACGCTTCGCCAATTCAACACCCACTCATATCTAGCTTTAGAGGCCGAAGAAAGAATTACATTTACAAAAACGTATCTAGCCTTATTGAACGAAGGAAAATTGAAGTCTGAGGAGGATCGAAAACTTGTTCTTGAAAGCTTATTCAGATCGACAAAATCAGGAGCTGCCGAGGAAATACCATTCTCAAGCCCTTTAGAATTGATATTAAAAACAATCGGTGACAAAAAGCCAGGATGATGAAACTCGTAATCCCAAGTGCCAAACCAGTTGCTGCCGAGCATATTCGGTAGCTTACTGGCAAAACCGGGCACTTGAAAAACTTAAGACAGAAGCGACCTGGTCTAATTTTAGTGTCAAACTCTTATCTACTTGTTGCTGGCTCGTACTTTCCATTCATTAAAAACTCACATCAGTGTGAATCACCCCTAGTTTCGTGGATACCTCCAAATGAACGCTCTTGGCCGAAAGCGGCCGCTGGCTAGCTCCGAGGAGGGATTTGCATATAACCATCCACGAAATTCCACTCTGATTGGCACGTCCCTGCTAGACTCTTGATATTAATAGTACTTTTAAAGCAAGATTTGACATAGACAAAAAGACAGTCGATCATTTAAAAAGCACTATAATTCAATCAACTTCTTAAGAACGCGAGACAATCGATAAAAAATGGACAAACGAAAAAAAAGAACTAGAACTCACATTATCGCCTCATTAAGCGTAAATAATCTCGAGTACCATGTAATAAAAAAAGGATATACACTTGACGTCCCTGCTGAAGATTACGGCTATGACGCACTGATTTTTACATTCAACAAAAAAGGTGAGATAGATACAGGAGCAATTTTTGTCCAAATAAAAGCAAAAGAAAAACTAAAACTAAAGAAAAACTCTTTTTATTCATACCCATTAAAAAAGAAAGATTTGGACTTGTGGTATGATGAACCCTATCCTGTATACCTTGTTCTTTACGATGCGCAGAATGAAAAAGCTTATTGGACAGAAATGAAAGAGAATCTTAAAGCACGAAACATCATACCAGCAAAAATAAAGAACGATTCACTAACCGTATATATAGACCCAAACAATATTCTTCTTCCTGAAACACCAAAGCAATGGCGAGATCACAAACAATCTATTACCAAGCGAATACTGGCCGGACTATATAAATGAAATTTAAAAATACAGTTGATCGGGATCAGCTCATAAAGCTAATGACCAAATCAGGCTTCATTCAGAGATCGAAAGGGTCTCACGGAATATTTATACATGCGGAACAAAAAATTATTATAACCATACCGCTAGCTCATAAAGATATTCCTTCCATTTATAGTCGATCAGTTTACAAACAATTGATAGATAGCAAATTAATACCGAAATCGTCTCTGCTAGAAATTTTTACAATTCAATAAATAATTATTCCTCACCATTAATGCAACTCTGCCCCGCGAGCGATTGAAGGTGATCGCGCACCCCAATCTCTACGAACGCAAAAGACTGTCCTCTAGTTGTTATAAAACTGGCTTTATGGGTAGCAGTTGCATGTTTCACTTCCGGTTTGCTCGGTGCTTTAGCTGAAAAACCACCGACAGCCTCACCATGTATAGAGTCACCAACATTACACCCCGAAGTTTTATTTACTAACGTCTCACTCTTACTGAACTCTCTTTTCACGGTGGCGTAACCAAAAATGCTTAACTTGAAAGGATATATTAACAAGTTCAGGTCTTTATTTCTCTTCGGCTGGTGAAGTGTAAATTTCCTACACTGCAACTCAAGACCATCCCCTTCTACAGACGCTCCAACTGCCGAACTATTCATTCCCGACTCTCACTTAACATTAACTGCACTTTCGGGTATTTATCAGCTAAAAATTCCAGCGCCTCAACTACAGCTTCTTGCGAGCAAGCAAGCATATTTGAAAAGTCCGAGGCGGTATAATCAAGATTTGTAAGTCTCAAAACTCTATCAATCATACTTGCAACTTGATACTTATCTTTATCAACCTCATCCACAACGGAGCTTTCGGCTACCGACTCAAATTCTTCTTCAGATATTTGCTCAAGCAAATAAGCAACATAACTTGAATTAAAATCAATAACACGATGCTGCCACTCTACGACCTCCCTTAAAGCAGAGATATCAGACCGCCAACCAGCTTGCACTACTGAAAGTCTCGCTAAAAAGTTGTTAGTGTCTACAATCCCTATCTCTGTTATCGTTGAGTTAGTTTTTCTTGACACTCGCGCCATCAAATCAAAACCATCATCCACTGCCTCATTAATATCTGCAGCTGTTGAGTGGCTTTGACCGACAAGCGTTTGATATTCGAACATATCTCTTATCATCATTCAAACTCCATAATATCGTACAAATCCTTTTCAAGGTATGCAGACATTATAGCAAGAACTTGATTAATACCCGTATAGACATATCCAGGTAGACTTGTCTGCGGCTTATTATTCACATCAATCCGTACACTCACCCCAACCTCAACCACCGCAAACGATGAAATATCATATTCTCGCTGTTGGGAGTTTATTTCGCCACGCCTTTTTTCGTAAACATCAAACTCAATATTTAGAAAAATATTGCCTTGCAGTAGATAGCCAACTTTTATAGAAGTACTAGCAACGGATGCGCTTGGGTTTATCTTGAGAAACCTATCAAACAATTTCTGACTAAGCTCTTCCTTCGAGCACTCCGAAGGAAAACTAACTGTCAAAACTATAGCATTTTCCTGGAGGCTAGTTTCAGCTCGAAATCTCTGTATCTTTGCCTCCACATCCAAGATATTTTTTGTGACAATGTTGAATTGTTCGTTTATTTCTTTTTCCGCGCTTTCAAAGCCCAATGTTAATTGAGAAGAAACTTGGCTTAAGATGAGTTGTTTGTGCCCTCCCTGAAAGATTAAGCGAGGAGCATTCGCATCAAAGTCATCAGGTAAATTGGTCTGCTGGGACTGTGCGCCAAAATATTTACTGAAAATATTTTCCGCTTGCTCCTGCTGATATCGTATGTGTTTGTCCTGGCTATTTCTAACCAAGTAAATAGCTTGGGAAATATAACCTTTTTTTACGTCGACAATCGACATATGTATTCCTAGATAACCAAATTGAACGTAACTACGTTTATTAAACCAAGATCAGTCGCCGAGGCAAAGCGGCTGAAGCTCGATGGTCGCTGACTCCAGGCGTCCAGCACCATTTGACATTGTATAGTGGTGAATAGGTGTTTACGCAAGCTCCCCCGGCTCTCGCCCCCATGCTAAATCTCCAGCTTCATGCGTCCTCAGATCATACGTCGGTTGTCAGAGCAGCACCGCCTCAACTTTAAGAGTGAATACCAGACCAGATCACTTGAGCCATCAACATCGCTCGGTCGGTGGGTGTGGGTGTGGGTGTGGGTGTGGAACCGCTCGAGGTGCTGGACGCGCCCTCCGCTGGCATCCGTCTAAATGCAGGTCGGCAATTTTCCGTCCCGCGTAGAGAAATGCATCAGCCTTGAGGATCTGCAACACATGTCGGATCGCGTGAAGGGCACGGATCTCAAGCGATTCAATGTGGAGGTTTGAGGTTTCCTGTACAACGGCGAATACCAAACGGCTGCTTTTGGCCGTCAGTGGACGTAGCCGATCGTCCGCTTCTGGCCGAAACCAGCAATCCTCGATCTCAGAACTAAGCTAAAACAGCCCTCCCAACGCTGCCGGTTCCCAATTCATGAACACCAACTCGCCACTGACTTCGGCCTTCCCCTGTCGCTGGTTGGTCGTGGTGTAGCGAATGTCCAAGGTTTCGAAGTGGAAGCCTTTGAACACGCGGCGGATATCCGGATGGTCGTTGATACTGACCATCACTTTGCCTTTGCAGCGGCGCATGAAGTCGGCCATCCGCTCGTAGTTTTCGAACGGAAAGTCCACCCCGTAGCCGGCTGTCTGCCAGTAAGGCGGATCCATGTAATGGAAGGTGTGGGCACGGTCGTAACGTTCAGCGCATTCAAGCCAAGGAAGGTTTTCGACGTAGGTACCGGACAGGCGCTGCCACGCAGCCGAGAGGTTTTCCTCGATCCGCAGCAGGTTGATGGCCGGGGCAGTCGTCGCCGTGCCGAACGTCTGACCCGAGACCTTGCCGGCGAAGGCGTGGTGCTGCAGGTAGAAGAATCGGGCGGCGCGCTGGATGTCGGTGAGGGTTTCAGGGCGGGTCATTTTCTGCCATTCGAACACCTGTCGCGAACTGAGCGCCCATTTGAATTGGCGCACGAATTCCTCGAGGTGGTTCTGCACGACGCGGTAAAGCGTGACCAGGTCGCCGTTAATGTCGTTCAGGACTTCGACCGGCGATGGCTGAGGCTTCATGAAGTAAAGCGCGGCACCGCCGGCAAAGACTTCGACGTAGCATTCGTGTGGCGGAAAAAGCGGAATGAGACGGTCGGCCAGGCGGCGTTTGCCGCCCATCCAAGGAATGATGGGTGTAGACATAAAAAGCAAGACCTTTACTGTATAGATAAACAGGTGCTAGGCTCGCCGCGCTTTGTGCACGGAGCAAGAGCCTTGGCTGGACTTGCAGGGACAATCTGCAGGGACGGCGGTCGATCCGGATGTTGACGCATCCGGACCGGCCGCTCTTTTTCACTTCGGTGTTGAGACTTCTTTGGCGTATGCCTGACAGGCCGCGAGGGCAATCAGCCCCCGGTCGCCGTCATCGGTGACGCCGATAATTCGTTGAGCATGCGCTGGGTCAAGTTCGGCTCTTGTGGGACCATGAACCACGCCGCCGGTGGCGGTGGCGGCTGACACCGATCCGTTGCCGGCGCCGGTGGTGGCGTCGAGTAGGACTGACAGGCGCAGATCAGCAGTGGCAAGACGGTCGCGCAGGCGACCTTGATCACGTTGGGCATCACTCAAGGCTCGGTAATGGGTTTGTTCACTGGTGGCTAGGCGCTGCTCGAGCGCGAGGCGTTTGTCCTGTTCGGCACGCTGCTGCGCGGCCGAGGCCAGATTCAGTTGGTTGAGGGTTTCGGTGTGGAGTCGGGCCTGCTCTGCGAGCTGTTTGCCGTAGCGCCAACCCTGTACTTGCCAGGTAATGGACGCAGAACCACCGAACAAGACGACCAGCAGCACGCCTTTTGCCATTAGCCGATACGGCGCCGGGATCAGTTCGCCGAAACGCATAGCACCGCCCTCGCCCGCCCCCACAACTCCAGCCGATCCTGCAGGCCGTTGAGACCGCCATTGATCCTGCGGGTGATCGTGTTGAATTCGTTTTGATCGGCCAGCGCGTTCAGCCCATTCACGAACCAGAACCATGCGGCCGACTCAGCGGCCCACTGTGGCAGCTCCAGCAGTTCAGGCGTACGCAGCAATCGCTCGTCACCGAACAGCGCCAAGCTGCAGCGCAGGTAGTTGTCGTGGCCAGTGACCTGGATCAGGCCGCGACCGCGATAGCGCTGGCCATCACCATCCGCTGCCGGCGTGTTGCCCAGTTTTGCAGCCAGATTGCCGGTGTCGTATTTGCTCAGGTACTGATCGCCGCCCAGTTCCCGGACGTACTGCAACTGACCCGACTCGTGACCGACTTGCGCCAGGAACGCGGCTTGGCGTTTCGGCGTGTTGATCTGCCGATGGGCCATGGCTGCGTTGAGGGCGGATACAAAAACGCCCGCTTGGCGGCGGGCGTTGGGCATGATGCTTTGCAGTTGCTGTTCAGTGATGGACATACAAACTCCAGACATAAAAAAACCGCACTTCGGCGGCAATGGGATGTGGTTACTGCTTCTCGATGTTCACCACCTTGAGGGGTGGTTTCGGCCCTTTCTTTTTCTTGCCCTTGGATTTACCGGTTTTGCTGGCATTGCATTCGACCGTGGTCGACCAGCCGGATTGGGTGAACACCTGCTCAACCGAATCCGCCAGGTATTCACCATCAAGCCCGACCTTGAAACCCTGAGCGACAATGGGACGCTCGGCGAAGATGTCCGTTCGACCGGGCATCTCAAGCCGCACGTCAGCGGTCGAGCGATTAAACGCCGACAGACGTGCCTTGGCCGCCGCTTCAGCAGCGCCTTTGTCTGGGTAGATATGACGGTCGGTATGCACTGCCGGCAATCCGTCCGGAGCGTCATCGTTGTCGATGGTAACCACCGCGAGCTTGCCGTTCTTTTTGTCCTGATGCTTGGTGGCCACCGCCTTGTGCGAATTACGATCGCCGAGACTGAATTGCCAGCGGCTAAGGTCACTGCGGGTCAGCGTGATAGCGCCAAATGCTTTGCCGCTGGCCGTCTGGCCACCTTGGCGCGGCATCACCAACAGCTTGCCGTCGGCCACCTTGGCCGTGCAGTCGTATTGCTTGGCCAGACGGGTGATGAAATTAAAATCTGACTCGTTGAGTTGGTCGACCCGGGCGACCTTGGTCGACACCGGACACACCGGCGTCCAGCCATTGCGCGCGGCCACGTCAGCCACGATCTTCGACAACGGCACGCCCTCCCAGCTTCCGCTACGGATGGTTTTGCCACTGCCACGCACGTCGCTGGCCTTGCCCTTGATCACGATCGTGTCCGGCGGGCCTGACACCTCGACCGTGTCGACGGTGTAACTGCCCATACGCGTC